TTGCCAACTGAAGATGGACTCACAATTGGTAGTGCTTATGCTGCTGTGTTCTATCCAAGTTGCCAGACCACAGACTTGAGCGGCAACACTGTTGTCACCGCACCAAGTCACATGATGGTACGTACAATTTTGCGCAGTGATGCGGTGAGCTATCCATGGTTTGCGCCAGCAGGTTCACGACGTGGAGTGATTGACAACGCCAGTACAATTGGTTATATCAATGCCCAAACTGGAGAGTTTGTACAAATTGCAGTGAGTCAAGGCCTACGTGATGTGCTGTATGAAAACAACATCAACCCGATCACATTCATTCCTGGTATTGGTATCACTAACTTTGGTAACAAAACACGCCAAGGTGCTACCACAGCTCTGGACCGAATCAACGTTGCTCGTTTAGTATGTTTCTTGCGTGGACGCCTGGAAGAAATTGGCAAACTGTATTTGTTTGAACCCAATGATCAGATCACACGCAATCAGATCACCAACACTGTGAACAGTTTGATGATTGATTTGGTTGCCAAACGTGCTCTATACGATTACTTGGTAGTTTGTGATCTAAGCAACAATACCCCAGCACGTATTGATCGTAATGAATTGTGGGTTGACGTGGCCATTGAGCCAGTGAAAGCCGTGGAGTTTATTTACATTCCATTGCGTATCAAGAATACCGGTGAAATCGCAGCTGGACAATAATGAAATAGGTGGCCAAATTTTTGGTCACCATTTCAGGTAAATAAACATATAGGAGATAACGAATGTCAAGTGCATCATTAAGTAAAATGTCAGTAAAATTAGCGGGGCAGCCAAATGAAGGTTTACTGATGCCCAAGCTAAAATATCGTTTCCGGGTAACATTTCAAAATTTTGGCCCTGGCGATGGTACTGTTCTTGCCCTTACAAAACAAGTAGTGACGTTTAGTCGACCCAATCTTACATTTGAAGAAATCACATTGCCTATCTACAACAGCACAGTGAAGTTGGCCGGCAAGCATACCTGGGCTGATGCATCATGCGAACTTCGTGATGATGCCAATGGTCAGGTCAGTAAATTGATAGGATATCAGTTGCAGAAACAAATGGACTTTATGGAAATGAGTTCTGCTCAAGCTGGTATGGATTACAAGTTTACAACCACAGTGGAAATTTTAGACGGCGGCAACGGCGCATATGAACCAATTGTTTTAGAAACTTGGCAGTTGTATGGATGTTATCTCAAAGGTGCTGACTACGGTGCATTGGGATATGCAGAAAATGCGCCAGTGTCAATCACACTGAGCATTGCATACGACAACGCCAATCAAACTGCTGGCGCAAGTCCAGAATCGACTGCTACCGGAGTTGGTATTGCTATCGGACGAGCTGTTGCCGAGGCAATTCAAATTCCTCCTGCAACTGGTGCTGGCACCACAGCCTAATTATGCCAACATTTGGTCAGGACTTTCTCAAAGGGTTCCTGGGCGTTGGAGGCTTGCGTGATTATCAACACGCAAGCCGTGTTTTTACCACCAATGCTTATGAACTAAAACCTCGATACAAGTTTCTCTTTCATGTCAGTTTTACACTGAATGTGCAAGAGATTCCTGCTTTGCGTGGTGCCATGGGCAATGACGATATTAAAAATCTCAGCTACGTGGTCAAAACAGTAGATTTGCCCAAGTACACCATTGACAACGAAACACTGAATCAATACAATCGCAAACGTGTGATTCAAAAACGCATCAATTATGATCCTGTGAACATTGTGTTTCATGATGACTCTGGTGACACTGTGCGAAACATGTGGTACAACTATTACAGTTACTACTACAAAGATCCCACACAACAATATCTAGCACCTAATGTCACCAACGGCAGCATTGGTCCAGATGCCAACCGACAAGCTGGCTTTGGCTACAATGCAAGAGATATTTACAACAATGTGCGACAGGTCAACGACTGGGGTTATATTGGTGAAGCATTCAGTGATGGCACAAGTTCAGCATCAGGCAAGCCGCCATTTTTTCGTGACATAAGAATTTATGGCCTGGACCAACACAAGTTTGCTGAGTATGTGTTGATCAATCCGCTGATCACAAACTGGAGTCATGATCAATATGACTATGCCCAAGGTGCTGGCACCATGCAAAACTCAATGACCATTGCTTATGAAACAGTGAAATACTACTCTGGTGCCATTGGTAAACAAACCAATGGTGGCGACCTCAATGCAGAAGGCTTTGCTGATCAAGCTCATTATGATACAACGCCTAGTCCAATCTCAAGACAAGGCAACAACGCCAGCGTGTTCGGACAAGGCGGATTGTTGGACACTGGCGTCGGCATACTTGATGATTTGCAAAGTGGAAGCGTGTTGGGCCTGATTGGCGCGGCGCAAAAAGCTGGCACTGCGTACAACACATTCAAAGGCAAAAATCTCAAAGCCATTACTGCAAGCGAAGCAACAGCTCTTGGCAAAGGTGCAATAGTTCAAAGCATTCCGGGTGCCACACGAGCAGTGGCCAACAAAGCTGACGGATTCTTTTTTCCACAGGCACAGGCACAACGCCAAGCAAACGCTATAGCACAAGGTAGAAACAATCCGGGACCATAATCAATGAGCACAGTAAATTACGCTAATCCCAAAACAGACTTAACTGTACGTGTGTTTGACAGTTTTTATGATTATGATGTCAACATCCCTACTGCTGAGTATGACATAGTACACAGTTACTTTGTAAAAACCATGACCAGTCGCCAGGCCGCTGGCAATTTTACAGTGAGTTTGTTTAGAGTAGCACAAAATACTGGCATTCCTGCACTGACATTGTTGCAAGAAATGCAGACTGAAAATGGGCTAAATCTCAACGTCAGCATGGCTTACTATTTGAATCAAATTCGTAGCAGAGCCACACTGTTGGGTATAGGTGCCGCAGTGGTGCCTAATTTTTATCAAGCTAGAAACATATTGGTATGAGTCGTTGGGCACAAGGCGATTATACCATACTAAACCGTGAAAAGTATGCAGGCAACGGCACACCACGTTATAGATCAGGATGGGAATTGAGCTTTATGAAGTTTTGCGACACCAATGACAATGTGTTGCAATGGGCGAGTGAAAGCATTGCTATCCCTTATCGTCATCCACTCACAGGCAAGATGACACAGTATATTCCAGACTTCCTGATCACTTATCGTACTAGGGACAACACAGTACGAGCCGAGCTGATTGAAATCAAACCCAAAAAGCAAAGTGTGATTGAGAGCAAAATGTCAAATCGAGACCGTGCTGTGGTGGCCATTAACTATGCCAAATGGGACGCGGCCACCAAATGGGCACGCCGCAACGGGCTGATGTTTAGAGTGATCACAGAAACCGATATGTTTCACAACGGTCGGAGTTGACCCATAAATAGGGCATGACTCGTAAACTTGAAGAACTCTTTGATCTACCCACCACAGAACAAGCTGAAGTAGCAGCCGCAGTTGATGCCATCAGTCGCGATGATGTGCGCACTCAACTACAAACTCTAGACGAAACCATAGACAAAATTGATTCTGCCTTGCCGGGTGTGCGTGGACTAGAAGCCAATGACGAAGAAATGGACAGTCTAGCAGACTTGGCCAAAAGCAGTTATAATGATCTCATGGATCTTGGCATGCAAGTGGATTCAAGATTTGCCAGTGAAATCTTCAGTGTGGCCAGCAATATGTTGGGCCATGCCATCACAGCAAAAACAGCCAAAATGGACAAGAAGCTCAAAATGATTGACTTGCAGTTGAAGAAGATGCGTCTGGATCAACAACAAGCAGTGATAGATGCCAAGGCCGCAGATGCCGGCGGCGAAGCCATGCAAACAGCACAGGGCATGGTGCTGAGTCGCAATGATTTGCTGGAACGATTGCTCAGTAAAGATCAAAAAGATAAAAAAGAATAAATATGTTACAGGAACCTGATATGAAAAATTTTGCCCATTACCTCGCTGAAAGCGAACGTACCTACAACTATCGTATCAAACTGCTGGGTAAACCACCTGGCGATTTGGTGTCGCAGTTGAAGAAAAAGCTGGATCAATTTGATCCTGTGAAGATGGGTGATCCCAAGACCACCCCTATACAGATCATTCCCACTGACTTCCCCAACAACAAAAATGACTCAGTAACAATGTTTGATGTCAGTTTCAAGTATCCAGCCATTGAGCCACAGATCAAACAACTGGCACAGTTGTTGGGCTGTGATCCCAATCATGTAATCATGCAGACCACTCCGCATGTGGATGGCCTGGTACATGAATACGAACAGATTGATGCTGAAAACAAAGATTTGTTGGGCGACACAGACTATCCTGCTCCTGACGCAGAACAACGTGCATTGAGCAAAGACTACTCAACTGGTCCTTATGACCATGCTGTGTTGAAAAATGCTTACCGTAGTGATTTTACCATTGCTGGGGGCAAAACACCCGCAGCCAAGACCACAAATGATATTGCTCAAGGCACCAAGAGCCCAATGACCAAGATCAATCGTCCACCCAAGCCAGCCACTGGCGCCAACCCAAGAGGATAATACAA